GATTCACGGCGGGGAAGCCGCCGACTTCCTCGCCGTCTATGCTCTCGCGGAAAAACTCGGCAAGTTCGCGCACGAGGTCATGGCGATGCCGGAATCTGAACTTCAAGGTTGGCTCGCCTACTTCCACCACCAGCAACAAGTGACGAAACGTCATCATGGCTAGCGCGACATTCACACTCCGGGCGGTAGACCAGACGCGGGCGGCTTTCGCCAGCGTGCAGAACTCGCTGCAGAAAACGAACAACTTTGCGCGAGACATCTCGAAGCAACTGACTTCGTTTTTTGGATTCCAAGCCGCAATCAACGGAGTGCGTCGGCTGAACGCCGCAATGGCAGAGGCTGAAAAGTCGGGCGCCAAGATGGGGCTGACGCAGGAGGAGGTTGATTCGCTGACGAAGGCTACGAGTCTTTACGATAAGGCGGTCCAAAACATTCAGATCTCGGTCGGCAAGTTGGCGACGATGCTATCCAAGGCATTTGGAAGCACGACTACGGCGGCAGATGCGGTTGCAGTACGCAACGAGCGAGTGCTTGATCAGGTCAAGGACATCAACAGCGAGATCGAAAAGCAGATCGTCCAAAATGATCTCTTGCTACAGAACGACGGAGCAAGGGTCGCCTATCTGCGGACGCAGGTTCAGGCAGCAGAGAACCGCATCAAGATGGCGAAGGACGATCTTGCCGTAGCTCAAGCTACGCTCGAACTCGAGAAGGCTCGCGGAGATCTTAAGGCCGCGGCTAACAAATTACAAGAAGACGAGATTGATCTGATCGAGGAACAACGCGCCTTGCGCGTGCAGTTAAACGCCGCGGTGGGAGTCGAGCGCGACGAATCCAAGGTTATCAAGGATTTGCTCCAAGCTCGTCTCGAGCTCACGCGAGAAATCGCGCAAGCGGACAAGTCAACCGACCAAGGTCTCGCGGACCAGAATATGTTCCGAGCGGAAAGGAACCGGATTGATAAGGAACTCCTTCCGTTACTCGAGAGCCGCTACTCCTTGGAAAAGCAGATTGGAAGCGTGGTCGCCGACAGCTTCCAGACGGCGATCTTCGAGGGCGGAAAGTTCATCAACGTGCTCAAGGAAATGCTTTCGCAGATCCTCAAGCTTGTATTCTTCGAGACGGTAACCAAAAGACTCGCCTCGAAGCTATCGTCTTTCCTGATCGCAAACCCGCTCGCTGGTGTGAATGTCGGGGCTCCGGTCAATCTAGGTCAGGCGCTGGGCTTCCCCGGATTCGCTAACGGAGGACAAATCACACGAGGAAAGCCGGCAATCGTTGGTGAGCGTGGTCCCGAGCTATTCGTCCCAACTGCCTCCGGTAGCATTATACCAAACCATCGGCTCGGAAGCGGAGGCGGCTCCGGCATGGGTGGTGGCGTCACGATCAATTACAACATCTCTTCCGGCGTCTCCCGCGGAGAGCTCATCCCGATCCTCGAGGCCGAGCGTAAGCGTCTGAAGGCAGAGATTCCCGACATGGTGCGCCGCGGTGGCGCTTATCGCGCAGCGTTCGCCTAAGCTATGGCAATCACCTACCCACTCACGCCGCCGTCGCCGTTCCGCATCTCGAAGCTGACGCTCTCGGGAATGAGCGCGACCTCGCGCAACGTCTCGCCGTTCACGTTCCAGACGCAGCAATACAATTGGCCGGGGCAGGCGTGGATGGGCTCGGTCGAGTGCCCGCCGATGACGCGCGCCGCAGCGGAGGAGGTGATCGGGTTCCTGCTGGCAGCACAGCGCGGCACGTTCTATTTCCAGGACTACGCGAACACAACGCGACGGGGCAACGTGACCGGCACGCTGACCGTCAGCAGCGCTACCGCCAACACCTCGACGCTAGGCATCTCGGGCGCGACCGGCACCTTCGCGGTCGGCGACTGGCTCCAGATCTCGACCTCGCTTTACAAGGTCGTCCAGGTCAACTCCTCGAGCAGCGTTGATCTCTTCCCGGTGCTGCGCTCGAGCTACGCCGGCGGGACCGCGATCACCTACTCGAACGCCAAGGGCGTCTTTCGGCTGGCCGAGCCGCGCACCGAGTGGTCGATCGAGCTCGCTAGCATCTACGGCATCACCTTCTCGATCGCGGAGGACGTCGCGCAATGAGCATCACAACCGCAGGCCGCACGCTTTCGGCCGCTATGGTGACCGAGGTGACGACGGTGCAGCTGGCGCCGGTGATCCTCGTCTCGCTTAGTTTCCCTTCCGCGTACACGCGCCTCTGGACCGGATACGGAACGCTGACTTACGGCGGCGTTCCCTACCTCGGAATCGGCACCTTCGGAAGCATCTCGCCGATTGAGGAGACAACCGACCTCGCGGCTCGCGGCCTCTCGATGCGGCTCTCGGGCGTGCCCACCGCGAACATCGCGCTTGCGCTGACCGAGGACTACCAAGGCCGCGATTGCACGGTGCTCTTCGGCGCGCTCTCGCCGACCGCCGGCACGCTGATCTCGTCGCCGGTGACGGTGTTCCAGGGGCGGATGGACGTGATGCAGATCTCGGACGACGGCCAGTCCGCAGACATCACGATGACGGCCGAGAACCGGCTGGTCGATTTCAAGCGGCCGCGCGAGGTGCGCTACACGCACGAGGAGCAGACCGCGCTTTTCCCCGGCGACCTCGGGCTGGAGTTCGTGACCGCGATCCAGGAGAAGGCGATCTATTGGGGCAACCCGAACCAGACGCAGCAGACGAACTGGAACGGAGGCGACCAGACCGGACCCACCGGCTACGAATGAAGGCTGCCGACATTCCCGCGGAGCTTGTGCGCTTCATCGAGGAGCGGCGCGGCCAGCCGTTCGCGTGGGGCGCCAATGACTGCTGCCTCTTCGCGGCCGACTGGGTCGCTCGGGCAACGGGCCGAGATCCCGCGGCGCACTACCGCGGCACCTATTCGAGCGGCATCGGCGCGCAGCGCATCATCGACAAGGCCGGAGGGATTCTGGAGTTGGCGCGCGAGCTCGGACTTGAGCCAACGCAGATCGGCCTCGCTCGCCGCGGTGACGTGATCGCCCGCGACGTGGGCAATGGCATCGGGCTGGGCGTCTGCGTGGGTAACGCTGCCGCCTTCGTGGGCCGCGATGGGCTGGAGTTCCTCGACCTCAACGGCGCCGCCTGCTGGCGCCTCTAACTATGCCGCAAGTCGCCGTCGTCGTCTGGATCGCTTTGATGGATGTCGGGCTGAGTGTCGCCGCGGCCAACGCGGTGATGTTCGTGCTCAAGTTCATCGCGACGACCGCTGCCTCGATGGCAGCCTCGAAGCTGCTTGCGCCGAAGGCTCCGAGCTACTCCGACCCGTCGCTCACCGACCGCTCGCAGATGATCCGCTCGCCAATCGCGGCGCGGCAGATCGTCTACGGGCAGACGAAGACCTCGGGCGTCATCGTCTACATCTCGACGACTGGTACGAAGAACGAGTATCTGCACCTCGTCGTCGCGCTCGCCGGCCACGAGGTTGAGGGGATCGGCGACGTCTACTTCAACGACGAGCTCGCGCTAACTGGCGCGGGCAGCGCCGCCCAGGGCCGCTTCACGGGCTACGCCGAGATTTACAAGAAGCTCGGCAGCGATACGCAGACGGTCGAGACAAACCTTCAGACGGCGACATCCGGCCTTACCGACGGCAAGTGGACGAGCAATCACCGGCTCCGCGGCATCGCTTACATCTACGTGCGCCTCGTCTGGAACCAAGAGGTCTGGACCGGCGGCATCCCGAACATCTCCGCGGTGGTCAAGGGGAAGAAGGTCTACGATCCGCGGACGACGACGACGGCTTACTCGGCGAACCCCGCGCTCTGCCTGCGGGACTACTTGACCAGTTCGCTCGGGATGGCGATGGACTCGGCCGAGGTCGACGACACGGCCGTGAGCGCCGCGGCGAACATCTGCGACGAGGACGTCGAGATAAAGCCGGTCACCTCGCCGGCCACCTACGAGAACCGATACGAGGCCAACGGAGTGCTCTACACGAGCGCCTCGCCGGACGAAAACATCGGCAAGCTTATCACCGCGATGGGCGGCCTGATCGCCTACTCGGGAGGCAAGGTCGTGGTCTATGCGGCCGGCTACCGGATCCCGACCGTCACGCTGACCGAGAAGCACTTCGCCGGCCAGATGACGGTGCAGACCAAGACCTCCGCCCGCGACCGAGTAAACGGAGTCAAAGGCGTCTACGTCTCGCCTGAGAACGACTGGCAACCGTCCGACTTCCCGCAGATCACGTCGACGACCTACGTGACCAAGGACGCCGGCATCCGTTACTGGCGCGACGTGGCGCTGCCATTCACGACCTCGCCCTCCTGCGCGCAGCGGCTGGCGGTGATCGAGCTCCGGCGCGCCCGCGAGGAGATCACGATGACCGCGCGCTTCCGCCTCGAGGCGATGCAAGTGCGGGCCGGCGATACGGTGATGATCACCAACTCGAAGATGGGCTGGACCCAGAAGGTCTTCGAGGTGATGGAGTGGAACTTCGCGAGCGACGGCAGTCCGCCGCAGCTGGCAATCGAGATGACGCTGCGCGAGACGGCGTCGACGGTTTACGACTGGACGGTGGCTGACGAGATCTACGTCGCGGATGCGCCGAACACGACGCTGCCGAATCCCTTCACGCTCTCCGCGCCGACGAACCTCACGCTGACCGCCGACGGCACGACGCAGCAGATCCAGGCGGACGGCACCGCGCTGCCTCGCATCCTTGTCTCGTGGTCCGCGCCTGCAAACGAGTTCATCCAGGCCGGCGGCAACGTCGGCATCGAATACAAGGAGAGCACCTCGACGACCTACCTGACGTGGAACACGGTTCCCGGCGATCAGACGAGGGATTACATCTCAAGCGACGTTAAGATCGGGCTTACCTACAATGTCCGAATCTTCGGCGAGAGCTTCTTCAAGGTCTCGACCTCCTACGTTACCGCGACGGTCAACGTGCAGAAGGACACGGTCGCGCCCAGCATCCCGACGAACCTCGTCGCGACCATCGGCACGGGCTCCGCGGTGGGCCTCGACTGGGATGATTCGACCGCGCCTGACTTCTCCGAGTACGGCATTTACCGCAACACGACCGGCGTGACCCCGGCCAACGCGAACACGAACAAGATCGCGGAGGTCGATGCCTCGCGCTTCGTCGACGTGGACGTCGCGGTCGGGACGACGTATTACTACTGGGTCAACGCCTACGACGCGCTCGAGAACGTGTCCGGCTTCGCGACCCGCGTGCAAGCGACGCCAGTCGCGATCACCGCCGGGGCCGTCTCCAACGTCGCGCCGTCCACGCCGAATGCTCCGACCTACGCGAGCGAGACAACCTACCTCGCGACGGACGGCACGGCTTTCGCCCGCATCACGGTCACGGCACCTGCGATGCCAACCGGCGGGGCGCTGCTTCAGATCCTTTACCGGCGAAGCGGGGCCAGCGAATGGGTCGTCGCAAACGTGCTTTCGTCTGGCTCGATCGCAGCGTCTATCGACGACCTTGCGCCTGGCGTCGCGTATGAGTTCGCGGCCCGCGCGATCTCCTTCTCGAACACGCCGAGTGCGATCTCGTCCACGCTCTCCCGCACGGCTCCGAATTACTCGGGCAGCGTGACGGCACCGACGAGCGGCACGTTCACGAGCGACGGCGTCAAGCCGAAGTACCTCCCCGGAACGACCGTTTTCCTATTCGGCACGCGCGTCGGCTGGGCTCCGAACACGCAATCGGATTTCTCTTACTACGAGGTCAAGGCTACGGCCACGGATTCCGATGGCGCGGTCGATTACACCTGGACCGCCTACGACGGGAACAACTTCGTCACAACTCGCAGCACCGAAATCTTCCTTTACAACGCTACGCTCTCCGCCGGCTACATCCGCTTGCGTGCCGTCAACCGCACCGGCACCGCGTCCTCGTGGGTTCGCCTGGGCAATGCCAACAGCGCCGCCTCTATCGGCACGGGCAGCGTTGCGCGATACAACTCCGATGACGTCACGACGACCGGAATCAAGACCGGCGGCGGATCGAGCACGCGCCAAGTCAACGTCGTCTACGAGACCAACGAAGTGGTGACCCTGACCGGGGGCGGCACGAGCGAGAACGTGAACATCTCGCTGACGAACCGCGGCTTCTCGGCCAAGCCAGACGACGGCATCGTCGTCGTCGAGGACGTGCTCTACGCGGGCTTCTACGATAGCCAAGCCGCAGGATCGACGAGCACCAACGCCGTGGTGAAGATCTTCCGCAACGACGGCGGGACGCTTGGCGCGGGCAATCTGCGGCTCTCGGGCCGCTTTACCGATTACACCTAACGACTATGGCTCTCCAGAAAACTTTCACTCTGCCGAGCGGCATCTCGGGCAACTACATCCGCCTCGTCGCGCACCGCTGGGACCGCGCGGCAAAGGAGTCGTCAGCCCTCTTCGCGCTCTACGTGGACGCGGCCGCGGCTCAGTCGGGCAAGGCACCGCTGACGCCGTGGATCGCCAAGCTCTGGCTGCGCGGCGATAAGTTTGACCAGTACCTGAGCAACGCCGAGCTATCGACGCCAGGTATCCTCGCGCAGCTTTATGTCGCGGTTAAGGCCGAGCCGATCAGCTGCGACTTCGGCAGCGATGCGCTCGCGGACGCCGTCGACGTCTGACTGTCCGATTCCGCCGGACAGAATTTTGAG